GTAACACCAACCTTTGCACCAATTGTCTCAAAGAAATCAGCTAGAGGTCCAGCACCAGTAGTCATAAAGTCACCAAGCTTGTCATTAACATCCTTGTAGATGTCACCAAGTTTATCTTGTTCGATACCGACTGACTTAGCAGCAACAGCCTGACGCTGGAATGCTTCAGCCTGTACACCTGACATGGTGATAGCTTTTTGTAGTTCTCTTGTTGAGTCTAGGGTTTCTTTACCGAATGCGAGTACTGCTGCGCCTGCTGCTAGTGCTGCTGTTGCAACACCTACGAATGCTTTGCCCATCCCTTTCATTGTTACTTGGGATTTCTTGGCACTGTTCTGTACTTTCTTAGTCGCCTTCTCTAATTCTTTTAGGTCTTTTTCAGTAGCGGTAATCTCTTTACCGTCTACTTTAAAACGGATTTGGATGACTTCAGCCATTATTATTTTTCCTTAATGCAGTCTATGAAGCTATTTATCTGAGTTACATCCAGTTTTTTAACTATTAAGAGATGCTTCCTACTAAGTTTTGTATTGTTTAGCTTACACCAATAATAAATGTCTGCTTGGCTAATTTGTTGAGGGTACCCATTTGACCAGTTACGAGTACTAGACAATTGATCGAAGATATTTTTAATGTAGAGTCCAGCACTAGGCGCTGCAGGAACTTCAAGTTCTTCAGGTATCTTGCCAGTCTGCTTGGCTATTGAAAGTAGATGTTGCCGCTTAGTTGAACCGTCTTGTAGAGGCCAATCAAGCCTAGTGTTTAGCTCTACAATCAAACATAATTGCTCAACTACTTCATAAAAAAATGGCTACGAGTCGAAACAAACAAATCTAATTGAGTTACAATCCATTTATGATCTTGACTATGCAGCATTGTTTCTACTAACTCTGGTGTGTACTCGCCATCCATGCAGTCATTGAATTTCTCATCCCATCCCTTAACTACTTTAGCTAATTGAGTGGCTGTTTGTTCTTTGTAATCTAATGCAGTCATCTTCTCTGCATCCTCTCCTAGACCTTCAATATGCTTTAAGAATTCTTGTTGTGCTGTAACGTACTCATCACTGTCCCGTCCTACAACGTTCCAATAGACTTCTACATCGTTGTCATCTTTTATGTTTTCTAATGTAACGGGGTGCTTCAAATAGAATTTGCCTTCACACGGCTTAATGTCCTTCAGTTTCATAACGTCTCCTTAATGTAGTATTTATCTAATTAAAAACCACTCAGGCAAGAAAAAGGCACAGTGTCTCAAATACTGTGCCTTTTAATAAGCTCCTACAAGCTCGGGACGTTATTAACTTCTTGTTATTGTTATTACTGGGCCACCAGCGTTAGACAGTGCTTCAAAGTTAGCCGTAACTAAGATTGGGCCTTGTCCATCTACTGTACGATCAGCACCTGAATACTTAACAACTGGTAGAACGAACTGCATTGTATTAGTTCCATCTGTTAGTGTAAAGTCTAGGGATGCTGTAGCCTCATTCAAGAATGCTGTGAAGATGCTAGCATCGTCAAAGTAAACTGTGAATGAACCTGTGATCGTTGTGAAGCCAACTGTAATGTCTCTAGCTGTATCATCACCCAAACAATAGTTAGGCTGTCCGCCGTTATCAATTGTTAGTGCAATAGCTGAGATGTTACAATCACCCATTCCATCAATTAGGAATGTGCCGCCAGCATGGAAGAATGGCTCGCTAACTGTTGGTGCCGTTGGTGTAGCGTCAATGCTAGTACCACTGATCGTGAACTGCTTGCCTTGTATGCTGAAAGATGAAGTAACAATTCCGTCTACTGGAACGTCAAGTTGCCATGTGTTGACTTTAACACCTGTGTACAAACTGTACTGGTCAATGTCAAGACTTCCTTGCTCTACTGTAAATGACTTCTCATCTACGCCATCACTAATGACATCTGCTGCCCAATCACTGTAAAGTGCTGATGCAATCCAATCGTCTACTGATCCATGAGCTAGGTTAGATGCTACATCACCAGAAACAATTCTGTTTCCGTGAATGTTGAACTGCCTACGTCTGTCTGAACGAATAGTGTCATCTTGGAAAATGTCTTTAGATAGATTGATTCCGAAACTAGTGTGTGGTAGTTCTAAGAAGTCTGCTGCTCCTGATCCTGTACCTGCTGTTGCTGAATCTACTGCGCTAAAGTTTGTTAATGTGCTAAACAGATCGGTGTCTGTAATAGCTACTGACGAGGATGTACCTAGCGTGTCACTTGTAATGAGAATGTCTCCCGCTACAATTGCTGCTGATGCTCCTGTCAAGTCTTGGTTGATCTGTGCAATGACGGTTGCGAATGTTTGTGCTTCCTCACCAACGATGTTGATAAGCTGCGCGCCGCCGCCATCTACAGTGATTGATGCATCATAAACTGTTTCGTCATTTAATAGACCAGATGGGTCACCGCCTGCCTTAGTTATCGTAAAAGAAACGTTCTGAGTACCTGCTGTTCCTGCAGGATTAATACCCCATGTAGTTTCTTCTTGATAGCTAACTTGGCTTCTGCTACCTTGTGCTGACATAATTATGTGCTCCTGTTAAAATTAGTAATTACTGTTCTTATTTATCTGTTATTGTTAAACTGTTCTAGTACGCCTAGCCCGCCACATTACTATGACTTGCTTACGATAGAACTTCTCTAGGTCAGGTGTGGCTCCATTTGGAAAACTATTAAAGATTTCTACTTGATCTGAACCATCTATTAATATCGTACCTGATTCGAATGCAACAGTAACTAAGTCAATGTCTGCATTTGGATCAACTACGCCTGCGTCTTTAGGATAGAACATGTCTATCACATAAACGCCATTTAATCTGTCTTGCCCGCATACACCAATGCTTTCAGCAATTGTATCAGCAGGGCTTAATGTTGTACGTGTAAACGCTGTAAACAAACCAGTCTTGATTCGCTCATTCTCTGTTGTGACAGCAGGGATTCCAACGATTGCGTTAGTCGCTGTATCTAAGATTGTCTGTGCTTCTGTAAACCCTGTCATTTGCTTACCCTATCTAGTGCTAATTTTGCTATCTCTGGTACTTCTGACATAGTTGTTTTAACCATGTGAGCACCTGACATATGTTCTGTTCCATCTTCAACGTAACCTGCGTATTCTGTTAGGTTCTCAATGTCAATAGAAGTTGAGCTAACTGTAGTATCCCAGTTTGAACGTAATAGTCCTGTGTCTACTGGTGTTCTACGTGCAACTCTCTTTTCAAATTCATCCGCAAACTCTTGAGCAAACTCATCGTCTACTTTAACTAGGCGATCTGTTATCTTTTGAAAGATTGCGCTATTGCTCATTCTAAATCCTTTTGTACTTCTTTAGCTAATGTATTTGCTAAACGTTGTATGTGAGCAGTACTAGCAAAATTTCTATGCATTCCTCTAGCATTTACATGCTCTGCATAAGCTGTGTTATTCCACATCTCAATGATGCCTGACTTTCTACCCTTTGCTCTCCACCCATTCTGTAAACGTCCTGTGTCTACTGGTGTGTCATCTTCAACTTCGTTTTTAAGTCTACGTGTTAACTCTCCGATAAATCCAACAGGTCTGTCTTTCATACTTACCTTAAGATCAGATGCTAACGTCATTACGAATCCATTTGAACTCTGTAAGCTAATGTTATTGTTGGACCTTTGTATGGTGTGCTTTCACGCACTCGCCATGTTTGTCCATACGCTGTAACACTATCGCCTACACAAACTGCATTGCGTACATTATCTATGTATCCAACAACTTCTGTCGTTGAAACTGTTCCTACTTCTGTACTAACATCTTTAGCTAGGTGAGTAGGCATTACAATCGTACCTCTTGACTGATTACCGTCTAGATGAGTTACTGAACAGGGTCCGCCAAATTCTTCAATAAGGCTTTTAGCTGTTGCTTGTAAGTCTAAGTAATTAAATGCCATTAGATAGCAAAAGCAATACGCTTAGACTTAGGCATAAGAATTGGTCGTAAGATTAATTCAATTTCTCTAAATCCTTCGTATGTTGCTTGTTCCTTGTTTGTAGATTGGAATGTTTTTGAATCGGAAATGTCACCAATTGATACTGCTCTTTGAGTAATATCGTTATTAGTATTTCCTTCTGGGTACAGATTAACGCCATTCTGATTGAGTAACGCCATTTCCATCTGTGCATTCTTTAATGAATTAGGGATTGTACCCTCTTCAATGCGGCGTTGGTTTAGATCGTAGGTGTCGTCGCGCGGCCATAGTAAAGCTTGATTAAGCTCATCGGCCATGAATGAAATGAAACGCTGTCCATACAACGCATCAAGCGCAGTAGTAGCGTTTATCAAATTTTGATTTTTGAAGTCATCCGTGCCAGCCCAACCAAGCTCGCCCTTTGCAGCGAAATAGGTTTCTGATTCAGCTAATGTTACATAGCTGTTTGCATTAGATACTCCTGTACCGTCTTCCAGAATTATTGTAGCCATAGTTACGTCCTCTTACTAGTCTTGAACGACATTAGCCTACCTTTATCTGTCCCATCAGGTTGTTCGAACCTATGAGCAGCAGGTGCTGACAATAATCGTTTTAGTTCAGTTCCACATTCTTTACAGTGCGACACATCATCAAACTTTCGTACTAGGACGTTCTCGCTTATTACTTCACATGTTTTACACAAGTAATCGTAAATTGGCATAGTGTCTCCTATTAAAGATGTGGGCCCTCTTGTAGAATTGAGTGGGGTTATTGCTAACCCCACTCTTAACTCAACTAACTATTAGTTAGCGCCTCTGCTAGATGCAGATTGACCTAGAACTACTGCTTCGGTTTCAACCAAAGAGTAAGCTAGAACGCCGTACCAACCGATGTTCAAGAAGCGACCAAGCTTATCAAACGGCCCAGTGATAGTAAGTGCTGGAGCTTGGCTAATAGCCTTACCCAAACCATTCTTACCAACAAAGTAGGAGTTGTAAACGTCAGTAGTTGTAACACCACCGTCTACTGTCAAGAGTGCATCGTTCTGACGAACAATCTTGAAGCCCTTGAACTGACCAACTTCGTTACGTAGTACACGCTCGTCGTTATTGTACTTGTTAACGTCAACCCAGCTACCTGCGCCTGTAGCGTCACGTAGATCAGAGATAACGTCATCATGCATAACTGCAACGTACATGTCACCAATTGCTGGGATTGAAGTACGAGCAAGCTTGTTGTACGCATCTTCGAAGAAGGTAGCGTCAGCAATGTGAGTAGCTGCAACTGTTGCTTCTGAAGTAGCTGCACCAGCCCAGATCGTTTGACCTGCTGCTGAAGCGTCCATAGCATTCATAGCTAGTTTGTCTTGTACGCGTCCTGCTGTACGACCTACTAGTTGTGCTGCTGCTGTGTCAATACGTCCACCAGCCTGCAAGTTAGCAAGACGAGTAGTTGTAATAACATCACCGAACTCTTCTGGCGTAAGAACGATTTCTGTATCTGCCATTACGACTGAATCAGGATCTTCCTTAGCTGTTAGAGGTGTGGTGTTCAAAGGTAGTGCTGAATAACGTGGGAAGTTGAAAGACTTCGCGTTAATTGACTCTTGCATAGAAACGATGTTTCCATCAAGAACCTGGCTTTGCTCATTTTCAATAATGAAAGCCTGTGTGAAGGCGATAACTCTAGAATCCGCGACATCCGCGATTCCTGTCATGCCAGTTGTAAAATCGGCCATTGTAATGCTCCTTAAATCTTATTGTTTAATGTTGTGCTTATCAATGACGGCTTGAAGTTCTGCTTGCGTGGATGCTGCTTTAATTTCTTTATTAACAACATCTTCGTTTGCTGGTTCCCCTGCTCTAGCTGGTTTAGTAGCTTTAGGCTTTACAACTGTTTCAGTCGTAGGGTCAGTAAACATGTAGCTTTCTGTTTCCTTCAATCCATCAATTAGGGTCTGTATTGCATCTGCATCTACAGTACCATTCACAACGGTTATGTCCTGTCTGTCCAAAAGTCTTTTGGCAGTAACAACGTTACGTGCGCCCGCTTCATTTAACGCTTTCTCCAAAGCTGCGTCAATCAAGACACCGTTAAACTTTTCGTTAAACTTCTGTTCCATTGCGTCGAGTTCACCCTCAACGCCTTTTCTTTGTTCTGTTAATTGACTCTCTGCTTCGCGTGTCTTGACTTTAGCAGCATCTCTTGAAGCTATTAACTCCTTGTTAATACTGATAACTTTGTCAATGCTAGCTTGCATTGCTTCAATTGTTTCTAACGTTTTAGCAGAATCCTCTGCTGGCTCATTACTTGGCGTTTCAACAACGCTTTCTTCTATTGTCTCTCCAGACATAATTTTAACTCCTTAGTCGATGACTCCTCACCTTCTTCTAGTCTTTATTTATCATACTTCATCATCCTCGTCAACTAGCTCGGATTCTTCGTCACTAATCGGCGTTACAGTATCGTCACTACCAAGAGATTTTACTGCTGCGTTGAATTCTATGATTTCTGCTATCTTCTCGACAGCTTCTTCTTTATTCATGCCCTTAACTTCTATCATGTAATCAACGAGCGATGCTCTGCCCTCGTTAATCCTAACTGTCCACATAGCCTCTTCCTTTTCTGTTTCGACAGGCAACGATGGCTCGCCATACGTGACGATTAACTTAGAATTTTCTGTAAATGCTGTGCTACCATGCGTGTTAGATACTACTTTTAACACTTCAAACAGTCTTGTAAGACCTACTGCGAACATTTTCTGTCTCTGTTTACGTAACTCAAGATTAGGTAGTTCTTCAACTACTAACTGGAAACCAGATGATGCATTACCTGCTCCACCTACTTTAGCTCTTACACTCCAATCACTTGCTACTGCTTCTACCCATTGATTAACAACTTCATCAATACTCTTAAGGTCTACTACTGGGGCTTTAAAGTCTGCAAATGCAGAATCAACACCTGATGTATCTAATTGTACTGCTGAAGAAGGGCCAAACTTGACCTTCTGTGAATCATAAGATTGGGTTGGGAACTTAGCTGATACTGATTGTCTTGTACTTGTGCCTGGACTTGAATTGTAACGACTTGTCTCAGCAATATGCTGATCGCCTAGCATTGCGTTAGTGAATAACGTAGGACGTTTCATCCAACCCATTGCGTACTCTGAATCAGACATACTTACATTGTACATTTCATTAACGTTAATCAAATCCATAGGCACTGTGTTCCAAAAACCTACTCTTGGAGCAGTCGTGTCATAGAACTGTGCTGCTGGTACGATCCCTAATGGGTTTTTATCCTGCATTGTTACAGTTAACGACTTAGAGCCTGCTGAGTAATCGAAATCAATGACTTGATCTTCTAGAATCAAGCGATAGCTCGCGTGTGACTCTGATGAAAATAGATTGTACAATAGCATCTCAGGAACTTTGGTTACTGAGTTCCACTTAACGATACAGTTGCCTCTGTGCAATAAATCGTAGACTACTTGAGATGTATCGTCATCCCATGTAACTAGCACTACTACAGTTTTAAGTAAACGAACCATCTCATCTAGGTTCAGCCACGTTTCAACTGAATCAGCATTAACTAATACGTTGATTAGCTTCTCTGTTTCAATCTCGCTTACTTCTAGAGTATCGCCTACTTGTACTGAGTAAATAGGTGGGGTATCGTGAATAATCTGACCAGACTTTTCAACGACCATCTTTGTGATGTTACGTGTGCGAGGAATTAAAGAATCGTTTTCCCATTCTTTACGATGCTTATTGAAGAAGTTAATTACTTCTTCTTCTTGCTTGCCGTCGTAATAGTTTAAAGCTTTATGTGCTTTTGCGCCTTCGCGTGATGTTAGTTCTTTGACTAACTCGGTGAGCTTGTCTACTGTGTTAGTAGAGAAAAAATCGGCGTCATAACGAATGTTAGATAGCATGTTTATGTTCCTGGTAGTGTTATGTCTTTATTTATCAAGAATTGAACACCTCGCTGAGTAGCTAGGATTTAGATGTTGCGCGAGCCATCGCATCTAAGATGATCTGTTCCTCTGATTTAGAGTCTAGTGTTATCTGTGTGTTCATGTACTCACAGTAATGGGCTATGTCTTTACGTGACCAGTTAGATGCGGAATTAGGATCTTCTTCAAAGTCTTTAGCTAACTGTTCACCATGCCTTTCTTCTGGTGAGCGTTTAAGTCTATCTAAGAAGTCTTCTTTAGCTTTATTCATTAGATGTTCCTAGCTGTTGGCCTACTCAAGATTGGATTTGTGAAGTGTACGAAATAACCTAGTGCGTCTAATGGGTGATCTAGATTATTCTTCTTATCTGGCTTGCCAGTCTTCTCGTCAAACGCTTGCTGCTCAAGACATGTAGTGATTTCATTACATACCTCCGTGTTAACAAACATCCTACGTTCATCAGCACCATTCAAAAACATTGCGTTAACTGCTTTAACCCTGTTCATTATCTTAGGGTTTTTAGATGGATACTTAACATTGTATGCTCCAAACGCAGTCTTTAGCAATGCTACATCAGTTAATGTAGTTGCTGTTTGTTGAGACTTACCTGAGCTATCTGGATAGATGTAAACATCATGCTCTGGATAACGTCTATTAATAGCGTCTATTAATTGTTCAGTATCTCTAAGGTCAGTGAACTCATCTACAACATAAACATTACCTTCGTGTAATACAGATACAATGCCACATGTGAAGCCTACGTTGAAATCGCAGCCGATGTGCAGCACAGGCAATGTAGTCTCAGTCTTGAATGACTCCACTGTTCTTAACGTGTTTGAATCCTTTCTATTAAAGCAATGATAAACAGTGCCTGAT